TCAAATACCTAGCGCCTGGCGAATCGGTCAGCGTGCCTCAACTCGACGCGCCTGACGGGCAGTTTGAACCATTCCTGCGGGCCATGCTGCGCGGCGTTGCAGCATCAACCGGCTGCAGCTTTGAGCAGGTCAGCAATGACTACAGCCAGAGCAACTACAGCTCAAATCGAATGAGCCGCCAGGATTTGATTGAGATGTGGAAGGGCGAGCAGCAATATGCCATCGAGCACTTCTATCGGCCGATATTCCAAAGGTGGATGGATGCAGCTGTTGGCGTTGGCGATCTGTCGCTGCCCAACTACGACACCCTGCGCGATCGTTACCAAGCGGTTCGCTGGTATCCGAGAGCCTGGGGCTTCCTTGACCCAAAGGTGGAGATCGGCGCTTACAAAGATGCTGTCCGCTGCGGCTTTATGACGCAGGCGCAGGTTGTAGCTGAGCAGGGCGGCGACCTTGCCGAGCTGATGCGCGACCTGGCGGCAGAGCGTGAGATGGCGCAAGAGCTGGGCCTGACCCTTGATATTGACGCCGGCAAGGTCTCAGGCGCAGGACTGACGCAGGCCCGGCCAGTGGGATCAATTATCCCGCAAGACCCCTACGCACCAGATGACACGGCAGCCGATGCCAGCAGTGACGAGCCCGACAACGACACGGAAGATTTGGCCTAATGAGCAACGTCCATAGCCTGAGCGCAGGAAACGCCGCGCCAATGGAACAACGCGACCACGACGGCAAGCCGCTCTACCGCAATGCGGTGGTGGCGAGCTGGTGCCGCGCGGAGGACGACCCCGAAGTAATCGAGTTCAGCTTTTCGTCAGAGGAGCCAGTCGAGCGCTACTTCGGGATGGAAGTTCTCAGCCATGACCCTGGCGCGATGAACATGGCCCGCCTTAATTCAGGGGCGGCGCCATGGCTCTGGAACCACAATCCCGATGTGGTTCTCGGCGGAGTCGAGAGGGCTTGGCAGGGCGGTGACGGGCGCGGCATGGTTCGCACCCGTTGGAGCCCCAACACCAAGTCCGAGGGTTCCGACGAATGGAAGGTCCGGCAGAACTGGGAGGCGGGCATTATCCGCAACGTCTCTTTCATGTACTCCATTGACGCGCCACTTGATCTCAAGTCGCGTGAGGGTGTGGCGCTGGTAACAGCGTTCACCCCGATGGAGGTCTCCACCGTCTCCATTCCAGCCGACGCCACCGTTGGCCAAGGCCGAGCAATCGACGCCACAATCGCGGCCCCGGCCGCAGATCAAACCCAACCCCCGATTGAATCCATGGAACCGACCATCGACATCGAGGCGGTGAAGGCTCAGGCTGCGGCCGATGAGCGTTCACGCGTCGCCAGCATCACCAGCCTCTGCCGTGAGCACAAAGCCGACGACCTGGCCCAGGGCCTGATCGAACGCGGTGCCACCGAAACCGAAGCCATGAAAGACGTGCTCGCCGCCATCGGCAAGCGCGCCAAGCAGCTCGCCACCCCGGCTGCTGCTCAACCGATCGCCGGCGCTTCTGCTGACATCGGCCTGAGCGACAAAGAGGCCCGCAGCTTCAGCTTTCTTAAGGCAATGCGCGCCCAGCTCTTCCCTAACGAGCGCGCCTTCCAGGAGGAAGCCGCTTTTGAGCGCGAGGCCAGCAACGCTGCCGCCCAACGGATGGGCATGAGCCCTAAAGGCATCTTGATTCCTAACGATGTGCTCAGCCGGTCCCTGATCGCTGGCCAAGCCTCCGCTGCCGGCGACCTGATCTTCACTGATGCTCGCCCCGGATCGTTCATTGAGCTGCTGCGCAAGCGCAACTTTCTGACCGGCCTTGGCGTCACCATCCTGGCCGGCCTGACTGGCCCCGTGGGCATCCCCAAGCAGACCGGCGCCAGCCAGGTCTACTGGAAGGGTGAAGGCGTGGCTGCCGCCGAATCTGAGCCCAGCGTGGGCCAAGTCACCATGACGCTCAAGGAAATGAGCGCTTGGACTCGCTTCTCGCGTTCGCTGATGCTGCAAAGCTCCATCGACGTTGAGACGTTTGTTCGCAATGACCTGGTGATCGTGATGGCCCTGGAGCAAGCACGGGTTGCCCTTTATGGCCTGGGGTCCTCTTCCCAGCCCGAAGGTCTCAAGATCACCACAGGGATCAACACCAAGGATTTCGCTGCAAACCAGCCCACCTATGCCGAGCTGGTGGACATGGAAACCCAAGTCGCGGCCGATGACGCCGACATTGGCACCATGGGGTACGTCACCAACGCCACCACCTACGGCGGATTCAAGACCACCGAAAAAGCGGCCAACACCGCTCAGTTTGTTCTTGAGCCTGGCGGCACCGTGAACAGCTACGGAGTGGTCCGCTCCAACCAGGTGGAGACTGGCGACGTGTTCTTCGGTGTCTGGAGCCAGCTCGTTCTGGGCCTCTTCGGTGCCGTCGATCTCCAGGTGAACCCCTACTCAGAGGACAAGGAGGGCAACATCCGGGTCGTGGCTCATCAGGCCATCGACTACGCAGTGCGCCACCCCCAAGCCTTCTGCCGCGGTAACAACACCCTGTGATGGCCATGAGGATCAGGATCTTGCGCCAAACCTCAATCATTGGCCGACCTGCACGGGTTGGCGACGTGGTGGAGGCAACCCCTGCAGATGCCCGGCTCCTGCTGGCCATGGGCAGGGCTGAGCAGGCGCCAGGTCCTGATCCGGTGGTGATCACCGCACCAGATGCCGCAAAGCCTCGCTCCCGTAAATTAACCCCCCGTCAAACCAATGGCTGTTCATGAGCTTTCGCTGGACAAACTCCAGCACTTCACCCTTCTGGCTACGACCACGATCACCGCTACCGGCAACCAGACCGGCGTGGACCTTCAAGGATTCGATGGTGATGTTCAGATCATCTTGGCCGGCACTGCCGCTGGCTCTGGAAATGATTTGACCTTCCGCATTGAAGAGTCGGAGGACAACTCAACTTATGGCGCCGCAACCGGCGGCGGCTTCACTGCGATTGCCAACGCTGCATCAAAGCAGGTAATCACCCTGAACAGCAACGACCTCAAGCGTTACATCCGCTTGAGCTGCACTGCTGAGACAGGTACCGCTTCCAGCAGCGTGACTTGTTTTGGCTTTGGCCTGAAGAAGTACAGCTGAGATGGCACTCACCGAGAACCTAGATGTGTTCTTGGCAGACTTCGGCGTCAGCGTCACTGCTGGCGCCGTTTCTGGTTTGGGCATTCTCGACATGCCTGGCGAAGCGGTTTTGGATGGCATGGTGATCAGCACCAGCTACCGGCTGGTGTGCCGCTCGGATGAGTTCGGATGGCTTGGATACGGCGACCTGGTGAATATCGAGAGCGTCGGTTATCGGGTGCAGGAGAACATGCCTATCGGCGATGGCCGATTCTGCAGCGTGCAGCTGGAGAAGGTTGACGGTGGCGGTGCGGTCGAGTTCGTGTTTGACGGGGACTTTGAGTAATGGCAATCCAACGATTTACCGGTCGAGTACAGCAGCGATTCTCCACGCTGGCGGCGATCACGGCGACCAATCCGATCCTGCTGGAAGGTGAGGTCTGGACGGAGAAGGACGCGAGCACGGGGCGCAGCACCGGCCGGCGGAAGGTTGGCGATGGTGTGATTGGTGCGGGTGATGTGATCACCGGCACGGCATTCAACAGCCTGCCATTTGAGCCGACTGCCGGGGGTGGATCGGGTGATGTCGTCGGCCCTGCCAGCGCTACGGACGGCAGAGCGGCACTGTTTGATGGGGCGACCGGAAGGCTGCTGAAGCAGTCGAGCGCGGCGCCTGTGCTGGAGGGCGATGCAAGGCTGAGCGACGCCCGCGAGTGGAGCGCCACAACGATCACCCAGGCCGAAGCCGAGGCCGGCACCGCGACCACCCGGCGAGCCTTCACTGCGCAACGTGTGTTCCAGGCTGTTGCGGCATGGTGGGCGGCAACAGCAACAGCAACAGGCCAAGCCCTGGCTACTGCGGCCAACGCTGCAGCAGCTCGGACCACTCTTGGGCTGGGCACAGCAGCCACGGCCGCGAGCGGTGACTTCGCCACTGCAGCGCAGGGCGTCACCAACGGCAACAGTCACGACCACAACGGCGGCGACGGGGCGCAGATTGCCTATAGCTCGCTGTCGGGGTTGCCGACGCTACCGACTGGCACGAACACGGGCGACCAGTCGATTGCCAACACCTCGGACGCCACCAGCCACACGGTCACGCTGTCGGCCTCGGGCGGGTCGGTGCAGTTGGTGGAGGGGAGCAACATCACGCTGACCACCACGGGCACCAGCGGCGCTGCTGTTGTGACGATTGCCAGCACTGCCTCGGGTGGCGGCGGCGATGCCTTCCGCTATTTCGGCGCTGCTGAGTTCATCCCGCGCACCACAAACGGCTGCGGCGTCAACTCAGATGAGACGACCACCAACAGGGTGAACCGTGACCTGTTGATGTTCGATGCAGGCACCCAGGAGTTCGCGCAGGTCTGGTTTGCATGGCCTACGGGCTGGAACACTTTTTCTGCCACCTTCCTATGGAAGTATTCCAGCGGCAGCGGTAACTGCGTCTGGGGAGCTCAGGCTCGACTGTATGCAGATAACACCGCAGTAGATACAGCGTTCGGCACGGCTCAGACCGTTACGGACAACGGCCAAGGGACGGCCATTCACCATGAGAGCGCAGCGACATCAGCTATCACCCCAGGCGGCACGGTGGCTGATGGGAGGCTGTTTGTGCTGCAGGTCTACCGCGATGCGACCAATGGCAGCGACACGCTCAGCGTTGATGCTGAGTTGATTGGTGTGATCCTGACGAAGGTGACGTGATGGGACGGAGAGTGAGGCATCTGAATCCGAGAGACCTTGGGGCCGTCCGATGCTACGAGGCTCCGTTTCTGAGCGGATTTGCAAACGCTGCCTCTGTTGGCACATGGCCAGATCGTTGCGGCACCGCAAACGCAACACAAACCACAGGAGCAAACCAGCCCACCTTCAGGGTGAATCAGTTTGGCGGTCAGGCCGTGGTGAGATTCGACGGATCCAACGACTTTATGGCATTTACTTCAGCCGCTGGGTCTGCGATGTCATTCATTGCGGCTCGTAGGGATGCTGTGGCTGGAGGAGTTGTCCTTGGTCGTGATGAGGGGGCTGGAGCGGCTCCTAACGTCCAGTACCTTCGCAGCTTCTCGTCAAGGTCGCTTGCTTTCAGCAATCCCCCCGCAAACATTTTATTTCAGTCAGCAAGTAACACCATAACCACAACCCCCGCGATCAACTTTCAGTCATATACGACCAGCTCTCAGATGCAGTTCTGGGACAACGGGGTGAGTATCGGACAGTCGGCAGACAACTGGAGTGGCTCTTTTGGGGTGAATTGCATTGGCGCCATTCGCATTAGCAATGTTATACAGGTGCCTCTAAACGGAGACGTTGGTGCGGCGATTGTGTTTCTAAGCAACATCGCCGGAACCGCCATCCAAAAGCGTGTGCAGCACCACCTGGCTTTCCTGTTCAAAATCGCCTGCTCCTAGCCATGCCCCACCTCTACATCCCCGGCCAACCCGTTCGCTTTGAGTCACCCGAAGCGGCTGCCAACCTGGCGCGGAAAGGCTGGGCAATCTTGCCTGAGCAGCCCGACCCTACCGCCACATGGGACGGCGAGCAGTGGGTAACACCAGAGCCTCCAGCCATTCCCCCGCAACCCCGCTGGCTGGAGTTCGGCGCTGTTGTGATGGGGCTGGTCGAGGTCAAGACACTGGTAAACCAGGCGATTGCGATTGGCGAAACACCGCTGGCAATGGGGCTGGCCGTTGGGCTGGGTAAGGCGGCAGATGGCGAATCAAGGGTATTTCTAGGCGCCTGGCATCAAGCCGTAGCCAGCGGCCTGGTGCCGGCTGAGTTGATCACTCAAATGCAGGCCCTGGCCGCTGGCTTTGACCTGCCGACTGAGTTTATCGCTGGACTAGCTGGGGGTTCACAGACTGGTTGAGAGCAGCCCGTCTGGACACAGTGGCACTAAAACGCGAATCAATCCTCGCTGCCATCGCCACCGCCCTAGCTGGGACTGTGCAGGTAGGCAGCAGAATCTACCGCTCACGGGTGGAAGCCTTTGCTCGTAATGAAGCACCGGCCATGGTGATCGAGCCGGCAGCCGACAGCGCTGAGAATCCACCGGTGAGCATTTGCTACATTGACTGGACCTTCACGGTGGAGATTGCCGTCCACACCCGTGGCGCTGTGCCTGAGACATTGGCGGCACCGATCGTAAGCGACATGCACAGCAAGCTAATGGCCGATCGAACGCTGGGCGGGCGGGCGATGGACATCTGGCCGGTGAACGTGCAGCACCAGCGCGAGCAGGCCGACGCCGCAGCCGGCTGGACGATCTGCTCCTACTTGGTTCGCTACCGCACGGCGATAACCAGCCTGGAGGGCTGAGCCGGAGTCCATAGCCTGTGGGTGTTCTTCCGTTTCACCATCGTGAGCAAGGCGCCACCGCCGCTGCCCGAGATCCCGACAGCCGGCGGCAGCTATGTGCTGAGCGCTGATGGCAAGCGATGGGAGCCCGAGACCACCAAAACCCCTGAACTGATCGAGGCCCCGACCGATGCCACTGACCAGAAATAGGCTGATCCTGGCAGGGATCGAGGGAACCTACGGGACCGCTGCCTCGCTGACCGGAAACAACGCCATCTATGTGAAGAGCGACCTGCAGATCAACCCGCTGCAGATGGAGTTGGTTGACCGGGATCTGCTCTACGGCTATATCGGCAACTCGCCGCGGCTGGCGTCCCAGCAGCTGGGCCAGATCAGCTTCAGCTTCGAGCTGTCCGGCAGCGGCACGGCCGGCACCGCTCCTGCGACGGGGGTGTTCTTCAGGGCATCAGGCCATTCGCAGACGCTCGTCGCCAGCACGTCCGTCACCTACGCCCCGATCGCCACGGGCTTTGAGGGCATCACGATCGAAGGCTATGCCGACGGCAAGCGGCACCGGCTGACCGGTGTTCGCGGCAACCTGATGATTGAGTGGAACGCTGGTGAGATCCCGCTGGGCAAGTTTGAGGGCCTGGGCATCTACAACGCCGTGACCGACACGGCCAACCCGACGCCGACCTACGCAGCGCAGGCGACGCCGGCAATCGTCAACGCAGCCAATACCACCACGGTGCAGGCGTTCGGTTATGCGGCCTGCATGGAGTCGTTCAGCTTCAACGCTGGCCGCTCACCGCAGCACCGCCAGCTGGCCGGCTGCAGCCGCCAGATCCGCATCGACCAGGAGCGCAAGCCTGAAGGCGAGCTGATGGTGGAGTCGGTCAGCATCGCCAGCAAGGACTTTTATACCCAGGCCACCAGCCAGACGCTGGGCCAGGTGTCCTTCGTCCATAACGCCACCGCCGGCAACATCTGCACCTTCACGGCGCCGACCTGCAGCCTGGGTGATGTGGAGTACGACGACAGCGATGGCATCGAGATGCTGAAACTGCCGTACATGCCGATCCCAACAGCGGCCAACGGCTACAACGACTACTCCATCGTGTTCACCTAAATCATGGCATTTGTTCTCAGCAAGTCGGCCACCTATACCTGGCCGGTGCGCATCACCCTTGCCACTGATGGCGGGAAGCAGACTATTGAAACGCTTGATGCTGAGTTTCGCCGGCTGCCACAATCGCGCATCAATGAGATTGTCCGCCAAGCCCGAGCTGCCGAACGTGGCCGCGGGGATGACGACCAGATCGAAGATCAAGATGCCGCCCGCGAGATTCTCGCCGGCTGGGATGGCGTGACTGGTGACGACGGCAAGGCCATCCCATTCAGCGAGGCGGCCCTAGCCCAGCTGCTGGAAATCCCCACCGTAGCCGGCCAGATCGTTAAGGCATGGTTTGAGAGCCTGAAGGAAGGCAAGAGAAAAAACTAATTGGGGCGGTGGAACACTGGTTCCACGGTGATGGCGCCCCGAGTTCAGAACTGGAGGCAGATGCAAAAGCCTTTGGGCTGATCCTTCCTGAGCCTGAGACGGTGGACTTTGACGTATGGCCTGAGAACCACGACGCGCTGCAGATGTTCCTGGATTGTCAGACGCAATGGCGCACCATTGGCTCTGGTGTGATCGGTCTGGATTATGGCGTGGTGCTGGCGCTGGCTAGCCTGAACGGAGCAACTGACCCGCTCGCATTGTTGCGCGATTTGCAGGTAATGGAGATGCGAGCCCGGGATCTGATCAACCAGGAGGCGGCGAAGGAATGAACCTCGACGCCATCCTGCGGATTAAGGCAAACGTCAGCGGTACTGGCGCGGTGGAGCAGCTCGGAAGGGGGCTGAATGGTCTGCAGAAGCAGGCCACCGGGATGAGAGGAGCAATGCAGAGTCTTGCTGGATCCACCGGCGGACTGGGCAGCGCGCTGCAGATGTTGGTGCCTGCGCTGTCTGTTGCCGGCCTTGGTGCAATGGCGAATGGCGCGATCAACACGGCCGACAATTTGAATGATTTGCGCCAGAAAACAGGCGTCAGCGTTGAAGCGCTCAGCCAGTTCAGCACAGCGGCAAACATGAGCGGCACTACGATCGAGGCTGTAGGCGGTGCAATCGTCAAGCTGAACCGGAACCTTGCGACTCGCAATGACAAGGCCACTGCGGCACTGACATCGCTGGGTATAAGCGCAACCGACGCATCTGGAA